TTCTAGCACCCCCTATAGCCGTTTTAGGCACTTTCTTTTCTTTTTAATACTAATATACTAGACAAGCTATAAAGTTCGTCCTAGATGTAAACACCTTAATTGTTAATAACTTTGTAAATATACTTGTTTATAATTGTGTGAGTAAATTAAAAGGTGTACATTTGCACCATAAAATCAATACAATTAAGATGAAAAATTTATTACAAACACTTTTAGGAATTGCAGGACTTTTCGGCTGCTTATATATACTACTTGCGTCTATTACGCTTTTAGAACTTTTTTTAGGATTAAGATAATGGAATTTAAAATGAAAGAAGCAACAACTAAGCCACAAGCTATTATTAGCCTGTTAGACGTACAATCTAATAAACCTGAGCTATTACCTGACAATACAGTATTAACTGAGGACGGACTTAATTTATTAAAATTTGAAGTTGTAAGAGATTTATATATTAAGGTTAAAACAGCTTACTATAATTCAATTGATAATTCAAAAAGATTTTAAGATGACAATACAAGATGCAGAATATTTAGAATACAATACATTAAATTTAATTTGTCAAGACTTTTTTTTTAAGGAAGATGGTTATACAGAAAAGTCAGTGTTTAATAAAAGCTTGTATGCTATGGATAATGACTTAGTAGGTAATGAAAGGTCAATAAGGATTTACGGAACGCAGGAGCAGTTAGACTTAGCTTCAAATGATTACAGAAAGAAGAACGCTCTAATGTTAGATGAAGTTTATAATTACAAAGTAGAACCAAAAGGCTCTTATTGGAATGACATCTTAAACATAACAGAAGAACAGAATCAAGCGGTAATAGATAAGTTAAATATATACAACAAGCTTTACAACCAAAAAGGTAGAAAGGCATTAATTTTAAGAACAAGAAAATGAATTTAGAAAAATTAAAAACAGAGATACCTTTTAAATGGAGGGTTCAATCAGCAAATAAATATGGTGCTTCTTGTGTAGCTTATATAGATGCAAGAGATTGCCAAGACATATTAGACCACGTTTGTGGTCAGGAAAATTGGCAGACTATTTATTACGAAAGTTCAGGATTGTTATTTTGTAAAGTAGGGATAAAAATTGAAGAAGATGAATGGGTATGGAAGTCAGACACAGGATCTGAATCTAATGTAGAAAAAAATAAAGGACACGTTTCAGACGCCTTTAAAAGAGCTTGTGTTAATTGGGGTATAGGAAGATTCCTTTATAGTAAGACTATTGTAAAGCTACCTGTAAAGGAAAAAAATGGCAGGTTTGCTCCTTACTCAGCAAAGACATCTAAGTTCATCTATGGAGATGACATAACAAAATGGTGTAATTCACTAAGTAAATAATTTAATTAATAAAGACCTGCACAAACAGGCACAATAAAAATGGAAGTAACAGGAACAGTAAAATTAATTGCACCTGCTGAAACAGGAGTTAGTCAAGCAGGTAAACAATGGAAAAAGCAAGTTATCGTAGTAGATACAGGAGCAGATTATAATCCAGATATTGCAATCCAAGCGTTTGGAGATGACAAAATCAAAGACTTGAATAAGTTATCAGTAGGAGATTCAGTCTTGATTAAGTGTAACGTATCTTCAAGAGAATACAACGGAAGGTACTTTCACAATATTGATGGTTGGTTCTTTACTAAGAATACAAAGGAAGAAACACCTGTAGTAGCTGAATCTGATGATTTACCATTCTAATATGACACAAGAAGATAACTTTAAAAACTTATGCAACCTGACAACTTCTTTGTTGGGCTTGCGTAAGGGTTCTTTAAGCTACAAAAGTAGAAAACAAGAACTCCAGGTAGCTAGAAGTATTGCAAGTGTAATAGCTAGGATAGAATATGAAATACCTCATTCAACTATAGCTAAAGTAATTAATAGAGATAGAACTTTAATCTATCATTATGAAAAGAACCACAAGCATAACTATTCTACCTTTCCTAAATATAGAGATACATTTAACAAAGTCTTTAACGCTTTTCAATCTATTGAAGATTCTAAAAAATCCTTCTTTGATTTACATCAGCTTAAAGATTACTTAAGAAAGAATGATGTTGTTAATAGTGAAAAGCACCAAGTAACTATAAGGATTCAATCAGGTAAAGTAGGAACAGACGTTAAAGTTTCTTACAGGAACTTCTATAATCAATTAGAAAATGTTAAACTTGCCCTCCAGAACTTTAAATATGAGATTGAGATAATTACCCTATGAAAGAAAAGCCTAACTACTATGCTATAATTCCTGCTGAAGTCAGATACAGTAAAGCTTTAATACCAAATGCTAAATTACTTTATGCTGAAATAACAGCTCTATGTAATATGAACGGAAAATGCACAGCATCTACTGAATACTTTTGTAGACTGTATGAAGTTAGTAAGGTATCAGTTCAGAAGTGGTTAAAGAATTTAGAAGATAACAACCATATTAGTCGAGTAAACAAATATAAGCTACATAGTAAACAAATAGAGTGTAGGGTAATAACTTTAGTTAATGTACCTAGTAAAGAAAAGTTTACAGATAATACTAATATAAATATAACTAATAATAATCTTACAGATAGTAATAAAAAGGCTTTCTTTAAAAAACCTACTTTAGATGAAGTTAAAAATTATTGTATCTTACGCAAAAATAATATAGATTCACAAGCGTTTATTGATTTTTATGAAAGCAAAGGTTGGCAAATTGGAAAAGAAATAATGAAAAGTTGGAAAGCTTGCGTTAGAACTTGGGAAAGTAGAGAAAAGAAAAATCCTAAAACAATGTCTAAAATAGATATGCAATTAAATGAATACTTAAAAGGAAAAGAATACTTATGATTCCACTACAACAAGAAAATTTAGAAGAACTTATACCGAAGGTTTATGACCTGATTACCGAAACAAAAATTTCAATAGGATTTAATACTGATGGAAAAACAATAGCAAGTCTAAGCAAGATATTTGCTGCTGATTTAATCAGGGAAAAGAGGTGGGGATATATAACTTTCAATCAAGTTGAAGATGCATTTAGAGTTGCTATAAGATTTGGAAAAGATGAACCATTTTTAACTATCAGGAATTTTTATAAATGGATTTGGGATCATAAAAAGAATAGAATAGATGTAGCTACATATAATGTAGAAACGCTAAAACAAAAACCACAAGAAGTTTTATATTACCAAGAATCTATAAAATTATTAAGATGAAGAAAGAAGAATTGTACGATCCTGAAAAAACAGGCACATTCAAAATGATGTTTGGCTTCCCACAACCTGGAATATACCGACATCAAAAGTGGGTTTCAATTAGAAAACCTAAAACAGAAAAGAAATGAAAACAAAAGACAAAGTAATGTATTTTCTAGATAAATATCCTAGTTTAAAAGATGATGACAACAGACTTAGTGCTAATATATGGTCAGAAGAATTAATTGAAAAAGGTTTTGAAGTAAGTCAGTTCTTAGCATTATATGCAGCTAATAAATTAACATCAGCACCAAGCATAAAAAGAGCAAGGGCAAAGCTTCAGGAAGAAGAACCTAAATACAGAGGAGAAAAGTATAATCTAAGGAAAGGCATATTGCAAGACAAATGGAGAAAAGACTTAGGATATGAAAACAGATAAAGAATTTTTGAATAAAGTAGTAGATTTACTTGAAGTAATGAAATCAGAACTTCAGGTTGATGAAGCTAAAAATACTGATGGTAAAATGTGTATAAGAATAGGTCATAGAATTTCAGCAGTACATAAAGTAAAGCACTATGTTAAGCAACGAATAAAAGGAGAAGGAATACCTGAAATAACAGGAAAAGGCAATAGTAATGCGATATTATATTATAAAAAAAGTTAATGAAAAAAACAATTAGTAAACTCAAAAAGGAACTTGATAAATGGTTTAGTCTTTACATCAGAATAAAAGACTCAAATGAATATGGTTACGTACAGTGCACAACTTGTTCGGTGGTACGCCACTATAAAGATGGTATGCAAAATGGTCATTTCCAATCTAGGCGTTTTATGGCTACTCGTTTCAATGAAGAAAATTGTTCTACACAGTGTATTAAGTGCAATATGTATTCTCAGGGTGAACAGTATAAATTCGGTTTAGCTATAGATGCTAAGTATGGAGAAGGAACAGCAGAAGAATTAGAGTATTTAGCTAGGACTATTCACAAAGTATCAAGGGTAGAATATGAAGAGCAGATAAGTTATTACAAAAACCTTGTTGAAAACTTAAAAGAAGAAAAACAAATTGCGTAACTATTTAAGTATCTTTGGCGTATGACAGAACCGATTTACGCAAATGATGAACACCGAGTAATAATAGAAACTTATATAACAATGTGTAAAGAGTTTGCAAAAGAAGTCAGCACAAAAAGTAGATACAATAATTATTTAGAAGTGGTTGAAATTATCGTGGAGTATTCAAATCATTATGGTGAAGGACAGAGAGAGAATAATTTTTGGGATTGGTTGTTAATAATACCAATTAACTTAGCAGTAGCAACAAACGGATTCTTTGCAGGAGTAGAAACAAGAAGTAACGCAGCAGTAGTAAGGGCTTACAGAGTAGTTCTTGATGAACTAACACAGGACACAGTAAATAAGATTGATAAGATAGAACCAATAAATGACTGAAATTTATTTAGAAATATCTAAGCTATCAGATAAGTTCAGAACTATGGCTTACGGACTAACATCAGACGAAAATGAGGTTAATGAATCAGTCCAGGAACTTATGCTCTATCTACTTCAGATGAATCCAACTACTTTGAAGACGATTTACGATAAAGATGGAATAGATGGTGTAACAAGATATGGAGCAGTAGCATTAAGGAGAGCCTTAACAAGTCCTAGAAGTAATTACTTTTATAAATACAAGAAGTATTACACACACATTGATAGTTTAACAAGTGCAGTTACTTATGATGAAATGAAAACAGGGGAAACAATACCATCTAAACACCTTTATAACCTGCCAAACGAAATAACAGACGACTATCAATGGACTAGCCTAGAAAAGATAGATAGTGCCTTAGAGAGTTTTTCTTGGTACGATTCTAAGGTTTTTTCTTTATATTACTATGAAGGTAATACACTAGACAGCCTGGCAAAGAAAACTGGAATAAGTAGAAACAGTTTGTTTACAACAATAGATAAAGTAAGAGTACAATTAAAATATAAGCTTAATGAATAAGTTTTTCGTACCTAAAGAAATATATGAAGATAGAATGGCTATCTGTAAAGGGTGTGTTTACTATTCAAGTTTATTAGGACAATGTAAAATTTGTTTGTGTTTTATGAAAGTGAAGTCTTCAATCAGCTCTCAATCTTGTCCAAAGGGTTTTTGGCAAAAGACAACAGAGGTAGAAGTTAGAACAGATATACCTCAAGAAATAATAGCAGAGATTATTGCTTTATGGCCTGACTTAAAAACAGGTAGAGCTAAAGACCAAAGAGCAAAAAAATCTATGATTGAAATTTATAACACGTTGTATAATACGAACTACTCAACAGGAACTAATTGCGGATCTTGTATTGCAGCTTGTTTTGATGGAATAAAAAAGATATATAAAGAATATGCAGGAAACAATTAATAATAAATATAGGGTAAGACCTAAAAGGAATTTAATTTTTCAGTCCTGCATAGTAGAGGGGGGGTGTGGTTACCTCCCCAATACAATTAAATAAAACAGTAATAATGAATATAATAGTAATATGGCCGAACAAGAAAGAACATACAAAACAATTAAATGGATATTGAAAGACAATATTAAAAAGAATGTCAGAGCTTTGTGGACTTGGAAAGATGACAACTTTACTTGCATTTATGAAAATTATGATGGCGAAGATAGAATTTATACTAGCTCACAACTTTTAAAACTTTTAACAAAATGATGATATTTACAATACTAGGAATAATTACAGCTGTTTTCTTTTTTATAGTTATTATTATGAGCATAATAGAAGACAGAATAAAAAGAAAATCTAAAGAAAGATTGCTTTGGAAAATGGACAAAGTAGAAACAAGAACAGGAGGACTTGAAAACGATAGATTAAATGAAAGACAATAGAATACCAAGCTACTACATAGGAAGCCGTTATAAGATAGAAGCTAGAAAAGTCATAGAAGACTTTGAACTCACTTATAATACAGGAACAGCAGTTACTTATTTACTCCGTTCAGAACGCAAGCACGACTCTCCGATTGAGTGCATACAGAAAGCAATTAATCATTTAGAGTTTGAATTAGATAAACTAAAAAGATGACACTATACACTTGCGAATGTGGAAAGACTAAAGAGCTATCTAAAGCTACAATAGTACACAGAGAAGGAAAGTGGGTTGCCATAGAGTCAGAGTGCGCCTGTGGTCTTTATATGGATAGTGTACCAACAGAAGGCATACCTACCTTACAAAGGACAGAACCTAGCTTAAGTAAGAACAGAGATAAGCTATGGGCAGGAGCAAAAGAAAAGCTAGTAGGCGAAAGGGGAATCAATGAATCTTTTGATTAAATGATAGACTTAAGACTCGGCGACTGCCTTCAGGTAATGAAAAGTATTCCTGATAAAAGTATAGATGCTATTATAACAGACCCCCCTTACGGAACAACTGCCTGTAAATGGGATTCAGTTATAGACTTTACTTTGATGTGGAAGCAACTAAACAGAATCATAAAACCAAACGGTGCAATTGTATTGTTTGGAAGAAATCCTTTTTTTGCTAAATTAATACTATCTAACGAAAAAAAGTACAAGTATGAAATAGTTTGGAATAAAAATTCAGCAACAGACTTTGCACAAGCCAATAGAAAGCCAATAACAATACACGAAAACATAGCTGTATTTGGAGATGGAACTATAAACTATAATAGAATAAATGACGAGGGGTTTAAGTCATATACAGATAATAGAGTAGTAAAAAAAAGTAGCGATTTAGGAGCAAAAGGATTAACTAAAAGAATACCTGTAAACAATAAGACAACTAGAGCGCCTACAACAATACGAACTTTCTTCCCTGACAATAGAAAAGGCAAGGGCAGTTCTTTACACCCAACACAAAAACCTGTTGCACTTATGGAGTACTTAATTAAAACTTACACAAACGAAAACGAAACCGTCCTAGATTTTACAATGGGCTCAGGGAGTACAGGTGTGGCAGCAAAACAAACTAACAGAAACTTCATAGGTATCGAGATGGATGACAACTACTTTAAGATTGCAACCGAAAGGATAAACAAAGAACAACCGCAAAAAGAATTATTTTGAAGTTCGTTATAAAGTGCGATAAAGATAAGCAAACTCTAATTAACTATTTAAAGGAATTAGGGAATGACTATTTAGTAGATGTAAAGAAACAAAGAAACACAAGAAGCAATATGCAGAATAACTATTATTGGAGTTGTATTGTCCAAGTCTTGTCTAATGAACTAGGTTACTTTCCTGATGAAATACACGATTTGCTAAAGGTCAAGTTCTCAAGTGAATGGAATAGTATAGAGATAAACGATAGGAATGTAGGAATCCAAGTAGTTAAGTCTACAGCTAGAATGGATAGTAAAGCTTTTGAGATATATGCAGACCAAATAAGAATATGGGCTATGACTGAATTAGGCATAAGACTAATGCTGCCAAACGAATACGAGTAATTTCTA